CTAGTGAGGTGATACCGAAGATCGCGGCCCCAGTTAACGGGACAATTTTTAAAAGATTGCATCGCGTAGTCGACGGGCCCGCCAAATGCGCGGCAAGCTGCGCGCTCATCGTCCTCATTCGTCGGTTACCTCGATCAGATCCACGCTTCCATTCGTCACGTAGCTTTGCGCCGTTCGATTGTCTAGAGTAAACGGGAGGTAGTCGATATCGAATCGCACCTGTACAAAAAACTGGCCTGTCCAAGTCAGCGCCGCACCATCTGCGGGCGCTTCGGGGAATGTCACGATGCCAGTATCGGGGGCTGGCGCCAAGCCGGGTTGGGCGACGCCCGCGACGTAGATTGTCAGAGGCACGCTTAAGTCAGTTCGAACAATTTTTCGCGTATACGTTGCGCCTCCGCCAAAATTAGAAATCTTGCTTAATTGAAACGCTACCGTGACGCCATCGCCGGTGCCGAATGCCGCGTTCTTCGCACGATAATCGCCGGCGTCACGCAACAAAAAACTATTGTTCCGTCCGCGCATCACCAAAAAAACATCTTTGATCGCGAGGAACGCGGCATTCGGAATGTTATTAAACGGCGCAGTGTACTTGTGGCGGCATAGCGACCAGTCGGCGTTGCGCTTTTCACGGCCCGATTGAAGAGTCTGCAGATTGGTACTGAATTCAGGTCCGCCAACGAATCCGAAGCCCGGGCATTGCGCTATTTGAATAGGGTAGAACATTAGCTATTTCGTCCCGAGGCTATACGTTGTTTACGTGCGATGGCCGTGGCAACCTGATCGGCCGTTTGCCGTGTGCTGGTCGGTTGGACAAAAACGTTTGTCGTCTGGCCGGCGCCCAAACCTTGGAGAGCCGTGTTATTGACGATACTCCCCGACATGCCCGGGTTAAACCATTCCGGCCCGTTCTCGCCCACGATGTACCCTTTGCTTGCCGACACATTGCCGCCGCTCGCCAGGCCGCCGCCAAAAAGCCCGGCGATCTTGGTAAAAATGCTAACCGTAGCCGCATCATCCGCGCCGCTAGTCTGCGCACTTTCGGCCGCCGCTACGCCACCGGGCGAGCTGTCCGAATAATTGACGCCACCAAACAGGCTACCCAAGACGCCGCCGAACTGGCCGCCGCTTTGCGTCGCGCCGCCACCGAACAAACCTTTGGTTATGTCGGCCGCCACAAACTGATCTGCCGCTTTACGCAGCGCGTCGGCAATGCCCCCCAAGAAACCCTTGATGCCTTTCTGGAAGCCTTCACCATCGAGCGCGTCGGCAATGCTGCCTTGCAGGCTAGTAATCTCACCACGGACCGCTTGCAGCGCCGTGTTGTTAGAATCGCTTATGCCCTTCACGGCCGCTTGGTGCAACGTGTTGATAGATTGCAGCTGGCTTTGATAATCGGCGAGACTCAGGCCATTTTCAAACGACAAGTCGAGCGCCGTCAGTTGCTTGTTGTACGCGTCCGTTTCAGTCGCCAGCCCATGAATGCCGTTCGCCGCGGCGTTGGCGTCCGACGCTTGCGCGGCCAGGGTGTTCGTTGTCTGATCGTCCGCAAGCGCCTGCTTCGCCTGCGCCGCGGCAAGCGTGGCTTTCGCCAGCGCGGTCATCTGCACGTTGTACGCGGCGATCTGCGCCACGTCCGCCGGGCTGATCACGCCAGTGATGCGGTTCGTGTCCTGCTTGGTAAAATTCGCCGTCGTCTTGGCAATATTCTGAATCTCTTTGTTGTACGCATCGAGCCCGGGGATATCCGACTTGTAAAGCTGGTCCGTCGCCTTCGTTACTTCGTCCGCCATGTCGTTGGTCACGCCGACTTCGCGATTTTTCAGGTCGATGGATTCTTTAAGCAATTCGTTTGCAGCCTTGCGTGCGGCCGCTTCCGCTTCGTCCGCGGCTTTCTGCTTGGCGGCCACTTGCTGAAAAGCCGCCAGACTAGCCGCGGCTTTCTTGGCGCTGTCGCTGGTCGCGTCGAGCGCAGGCGGCAGCTGCGGCTTGCCCGGGGTGTTGATCGCTTCCAGCGCGTCCGCCGCCTGCTTGTTGACCGCATCCACGGCGTCATCGGCCGGGTTGCTTTGGGTCGCTCGCGGCGGCGTTCCCGCAGTAGGTTGGCCTCCGGGGAGATGAATGCCCTTCGCATCAAGCTGCTGCAATGAGTCGGTAGGCAATCCGGCCGGCTTCCCCACGCCAGCCAATTCCGCCGCACGGATCGTCACTGTTTTGATGCCCGCAGCCACCAGCGTGGCAAACGACGCCACGCCGCGCAACACGGTGGCGAGGCCGTCGGCCGCATCTTTGAAGCCGCCCGATTCCTTCGCGCCCTCGACCATCTGTTCCGAGTACGCAACAAGGCTTGGCAGCAAATCTTTGGCGAGCTCGGCGCCAAAACCGTCTGCCGCATCGTGCAGCTTTTTCAGGTTGTCGTTAAATTCCTCTGCCGCTTTTCCGGTCGGGCCATCAACCACCAACCCGAACGCCGTCGCTTGATCGCCAAGCTCTTTCAGCGCGTCACTGCCTTCGTTCAAAAACGGAATAGCCTGAGCGCCAGACTTGCCAAGCAATGCGATGGCGAGGCCCGTTTTGTCTGCACTATCGGGCAGATTATGGAAGAGGTCGGCTAGCTGGTTGAGGCCTTCAATGGGATCTTTGGTTGTGATGCCCAGCGCGGCGAAATTAGCCGCCATCGTCTTGTTGCCGGAATTAGCCGCCGCCTGGCTTTTGTCGAACTTGATCAACGTCGACGTGAGGTCATCCACGCTCAAATCGGACAGATTGGCCGCATAGGCGAGCTTGCTGAATTGCGTCGTGTCGATGCCGACTTTCTGCGCGTCTTTGCTGTATTGGTCGAAGCTCTCAAATGATTGCGTGAGCGCTTCCTTGACTTTGTCCAGGCCTTCCTTGATGCCGTCGTAAAGCGCTTCGCCGGTGGCCACGCCGGTGGCGATGGCCGATGTTTTAAGCTGGCCGAGCAAGCGCGCGGCCTGCCCTAAATCCGACTGCAGGTTAGCCGTCTTGGCGTTAAGGTCAATCGTCAGTGTGCCAAGCGACTGCGCGGCGGCCATCAGCTATTCTCCCCGAGCAATTCGGCCATGAGCGCATCCACTTCGTTAAGCGGTTCGGCGATCGGCCACGGGGTGAAATCACGCATTTTAGATTTACCTCCCATGGTGACGTTGCCTATGGACGCGATCAATGCCGCGGGACGATCATACCGCCGTTCAAAACCCATGGGGCCGTGCTTGCGCCGGTAACGCATCCAAAGTTCCCATTCGCCTGTTGTCATCGCCGCTTGCCATTCGGCGATCGTGCGTCCCCCGAGAGTCATGGCAATTTCGCACCACGCCTCTTCGAGGGGCGTTAGTTTTTTGCTTCGTCAACTCCAAAGCCGTTGACAGCGAGCGCCTTGTTACTGAGCAAGATGCCCAGCTTGGGCGGAAGCGCCGCGGCCGTTGCATAAGTGAGCGGCGCCGGCTGGCCCGATTCGTCGTCAAACGTGATCAGTTGCGACAGAACATAGGCTTGGCGCTTCTGGCCTTCCGGCAGTTCCGGGCTGAAAATATCCGACGACTTGGAATACGGAACCTGCAGCACGCTAAAAGCGTACATGGTGCCTTCGTACTCGACTTCGCATTTGATCGGGTCCGCGGATACCTGCGGCAATTCGCTAAGCTTGGTCATGGTGATGGGTGCCTTGGGATAAAAGGATTCGGCGCGCGCCGGACGGGCTCAAGGCAGTTAAACCCGTGGGGTCCGACGGCGCCGAAAGGGGATCACGGCGCGACGGGGTCGCCCGCCTTGAGATGACGCACGATCGAGCCGGAACGCTGCACGCTGATCGCCGAGGTGATCACGGTGTTCTGCGCGAAGTCAAACGGGAATTCGGAGATAAAGCCGGTAAATTCCAGAAAGGTCCGCGTGGTCGGGAACGTGACGACGCCGGCCGCGATGGTCGGCACAACGGTCTTGGCGCCGTCGGACAGACCCAAGTAAAACTGAGTGTTCTCGCCGCTTTCCTTGAGGTCGAGAAGGCTTTCGTACTCGCCGTCGGCCGGGTCGTAATTCACCGACATGGTCACGGCACTTGGCGTGGCCAGCCCGGCAACGTACTGACGGTCTTCCGTATCTTCCAGGCACGTGACGTCGATTTGATCCTTTGCGCCCGCGCCCACGCCGGTGACTTCCTTGACACACGTCACGCGAGAGATGGTGGGCGTTGTGCCGGGAATGAGCACGAACAGCGAAGTACCTTGGGTTTTCAACGACATGGCCGTGCTCCTTTATCGTGGTGTTAAAAAATCGAAGTCCAGACCGAAGCGAAATGCCCGTGTTTCTGGATCGCGAGTTGTATTGCCGAAGCTTATCATGTACGCGCCCGGTTCTAGCGCGTCCCGAACGCTTTGCGCGATGGCTTCCGCCTGCGCGCCGGTCGCCGCCCACACGTCGATTTGAACGCGGGTTTTGTCCATATCCGGCAAGTCGTCAAGGTAGTTTTCCGGTATGCCGCTGATCGTTTGCCACACGAGGTACGGCAGCGGCAAAGGTGACACGTCTTGCTCTTGTTCGCCGAACGGCGCGATGCGGTTCTCAAGCGCCGGAACAGCCGGCCCTAGCAGAGCGAAGAGTGCGGCCTGCATCATCCGGTGTTCCCCGTCAGCGCGGCTTGCAAGGCGATCGGCAAGCGGTCCTGCAGCTGCTTCACGATGGCGTCAAGCGCGGCTTGCCCTTTACTGTCGAACGCTGGCCGCAAGAACGGATGGGCCGGCATGTTCTGCGTGCCAAATTCCAGAAAACGCCAATAGGCCGGCCGCTCGCGCAAGTCGACCTGGTTATTGACGACGCCCTTTTTACGGGTCTTGCGCGTGCTCTTTTCCGCCAGCGCTGCGCCACCCAGCACGCCGACGGCGTAGCCAGTTACGCAATCGGCCGGAATGCGCTTGCGCTTGCGCACGGCGATCATTTTCTTGACCAGCCCCGGCGTACGGTAGGGGTCAGGCGACCGCAACGACAGTGCGCGCGCTACGGCTTCCGCTGAAATGACGTTTGCGCCGGCGCGCATCGCACCGTTAAGAATTTTCGTACGGATGGCCGGCTCAAGGGCGTTAAGAGCGGCAAGCACCCCATCAAGTCCTTGAACGCTTTGGTCAGCCATTAGCCACGCTCCAAGCAAATCCAGATCGAATTTCGTCAAGCGTAAATTGCCGCCAGGCCAAAGCATGCGCCCATTCGGTACGATCAATCCAGCCCCACGCCATTGAACCGCAATCCTCGACATGTATCAACTTGCCGG